GAATCACGCCAGCGAGAGAATGGCCATATAGGTTTTAACTCTAGTTGTTCTTCCATACTATCAAGGACCAGTTGGTCTAGGTTGCCTCTAGCCCAGACCCAACACTTTGAATCGTTTTTTGTATTTGCCCATTGACGCATAGCCTCATACCCAATTTCAAATTGAATATCATCAGCACGTGGCTTAAATGATTTGTTCCGAGCATTCTCACACTGTTTGGACCACCACTCAATGGTTGTCTTACCAACTTTGCGATTCAATCGCTTGATTTGATCCTGTACATCAAACTTCACAAAGAACGCGGAGTCTCGTAATTGTGTGTGGCTCGGCTCTTTATCTGGTTCAAAATAAATCGCAGCCATTGATAGGATCACCGAATTAGATTCTTTACCGAGAGTCTCAACATCAAATATAAACATAATGGTCCAATTAAAAAGGGGCTATAGTTCATTATACTACAGCCCCTCAGAAATTACAGGCAATTATTTAATCTGTGCCCATACCTTTGATTTGATTTGGCTAGTCAATGATTCTGGTAGATGAACATAATCCAATTCTTCGGATAGTTTCTTACCATTTTTGAATGACCAATCAAAAAACTTTAGCACTTCTTCGGATGCTTTCTTATCAACTGGTTCTTTGTACATGATAATGAATGATGCTGTGGTTACAGGCCATGTATTATCGCCTCTTTGATCCACAATGGATACACCCATACCTGGTACTGAGAACCAATCAGCACCGACCGCAGCCGATGCAAATGTTAAATCATCTGGGCTAACATACTTACCATTCTTGTTTTGCAATTGCATGAAGACCAAATTGTTTTTCTTTACATACGCATACTCAACATACCCAATAGAACCTTTTACTCTGGTTACATTAGCAGCCACGCCTTCATTGCCCTTACCGCCAACGGATGATGCGGCTGGCCATTTAACTGCGGCACCTCTGCCAACTCTATCAGCCCATGGCTTTGATATTGTTGTGAGATAATCAGTCCAATTAAATGTAGTGCCTGATCCATCAGCACGGTGCACCACTGTGATATTAGTATCAGGCAATTTCTTACCTGGGTTTAATGCTTGTAACTTTGGATCATTCCATTTTAGAATATCACCCATGAATACTTCGGCTAGAATAGGACCAGTGATACGTAACTCACCAGCTTTGAAGCCCTCAAGATTTATAATCGGTACAGTACCGCCGATGATAGCAGGGAATTGTATCTGACCCAACTTATCAAGGTCTTCACCTTTGACTGGTGCATCGGTAGCACCGAATGTAACTGTCTTGTTGTTAATCTGGCGTATACCACCAGATGAACCGATTGATTGATAGTTTAATTTAACACCAGTTTCTTTACTATAGGCTTCGGCCCATTTAGCATAGATTGGATAAGGGAATGTAGCACCAGCGCCTGTGATATCTGCGGCTGATACTGTGATTGATATAGTGGCTAATATGCTTGCAATTAGTCTTTTCATTTTGAATCCTTATAGTTGATATGGGACAACCCCATACACTTATCTAGATTTTAATGTAATTGAAACAAAACTGTCACAATTCAAATAATCTGTTCGGTTTGTGTTTTGGTACCAATGCCAACATCAAGTCCGAGTAATGTGAAGCCTCGGTAGTTGTCTTCAGATTCAGCCTTCATCATTCTATTTGCCAATCCAAATTTAATATACTTAACATCCTCACTCTCATAATATTTACCATCATCGCCTGGGTATGATTTCCACTTGATACTGTATGCAAGCACTAACTCATATTTGTTTACTATGATTCGTTTTGTGTATTGCATTTAATTTCTAAGTTCAAACCAAGTCGAAATGCCATTGACCGAGTACGCTCTGTATGTCTCACCATTTGGAACAATAGCATGAACCATGAATCCTCCATTCCCGTCGTGTTTTGGATTCATAATTAAAACATTATCTACATAAAACTCATTAGTGGAGAAATTGCCATACTTTATACAAACTGCTAGTGGATATCCTGTGGAGTTTGTATAAGTCACATTGTTGGTTCTAGATGATGTAAAATTTACCCATTTGGAAGAGGTGGGCATTCCGGGAACAAAAACATATCCATTAACCGTTTGTGTGGAGCCATCGGGCCACGTCATGGTACTCCCCGACAAAGTTATTGCCATTTTATTGTACCTCTTTATCTAAGTTCAAACCAAAAGCCAAGCGGCCAAGCGCCATTGCTAATGCTGTATGTTGATCCTGTTGGAACGATACATGACACACATGAGGTGCCGCTGCCGCCATTGTGTGATGTTGTACTTATATCAACACCATCAACTCTAAATACCAAAGCATTTGAAGTTGACCCTGCCATCCTAATAAAAACCTGAATTGGTCTACCAGTGTTGTTTGTATATGTTGTTAGTAAAGCCCTGGACGATGTTACATTATACCAAATTTGACCATAGCCGAGGACAAAGCCACTAGCCGCTTTTTCTTGTGTACCACCAACAGGAAAAGTTATTCCAGTACCGGTTAGAGTTATTGCCATTTTATTTTACTGATTTATCTAAGTTCTAAGTTCAAACCAACGAGAAATCGGATAATTACTAATTGGTACACTATATTCAGCGCCAATTGGGATAACAACACAAAATCCCGGAGACCCATCAACAGCACTACCGCCGGCGTTAAATCCTGCGTCTAAATCAACACTATTGCCGAATGAATTAATTCGCAATACCAAAGCAACGGATGGCCCAGGAGTGGTTGTTATTGCAACCATAATTGGTCTACCAGTGCTGTTTGTATATGTCGTTACTAAAGCACGGGTGCCGATTACATTTACCCATGACTGACCAACGCCAGGTCCAGTAACTCCTAACGCATATTCTTTCGTACTTTTATCTTGGGCAAATCCATCATTAAATGTTGCTAATGATGCAGATAATCTCGTTGACATTAATATGTGATCCTAACTGAGAGTTATTTCCATTCCACGGATGGCTTTGTTGGCCATACAGGATCTAACATTGGATTTATAAAAATTTCACGAACGGATTCTCTATAAGCAACAAATGCTTCCCGAGAGGAATCTGTTAATCGTGTTGAAACATCAGGTAGCTGGGTGTAATCAGTTACTACAATTAATCCAAGTGCTTCATTCTTCACTCTTAAAAGAAGGTCATCTTGCGATGGAGCAGGTGGCCAATTACCTGTCATGTCTTCCCAATTTTCATCTTGGGCTTTTTGAATGTATGGCAATTGAGTTTCATCTTCTTGGTCGTAAGCATGTACTTCACCAGATGATGGATTTTTGAAAAATAAGTAAGACATTTTTTATCCTTTATGATATAAATTTTCAGAATTCTCTGTGGTCTTGATGAACCGTTGCATCTTTTTCTATGACTATATTTATATAGTCCACCGCGATATCTTCTGAATCACAGTATCGGATAATCGTCTGGCCAGTATATTTTGAGGTAAAAATTAGAAGAATGCCGCTATCTTTGTAGATGGAGAATTTAATAACCCAGCCGTTGCGAACGACTGGGTGAAAGCAATTTAAATTACTTTTGATTTCCTGCAGGCGCAAGGTCTGAGAATTCTTCAACGATTTTTCTTGCATTTTTGCTAAGTTCCGATCCCATAAATGTTAGCCCATATGTATATGTAGCATAATCGGTACCTATAAATTTGTTGAATGCTTTGACGCTTGCGTTGAATGCTTGTTCGTTTGCATCAATCATTGCGATTGTGAATTCTTTTGATTTGGTTTGAATTTGTGTGATATCCATTTTGTTTCCTTATTGATAAGCGATTGGTGAATTAAATTCCTTAATAAGCAATTTTAATTCGTGGTAAAGTTCTTGTATATGATTTTTCATTTGTATGCACTCCTGTGTCATACAAATATATATGTTGCGTTGCAATAAAAACTAAGTGTTTCTACTAGTATACCATGTCTAATTTATAACTTGGGCTCACTGGTCTTATCAACTGGCTTTGGCTCTGCGGTTGCATCAATGAACCTATATTGTGGTATTGTCCACTCAACAGGTTTCCAAAACTTGTGGTAAATATTGTTCATCAACAATAAAAACATGCCGATAACACAAATACCAAGCCCAATAAAGATTGAGCCACCTAAAAAATACAATGCTGATTCTACATCCATTACCATTCTTCCTTTGCTTTTTTTGCTTCACTTACAATTTTCTTAATTACTTCCCATGTTGGCTGTGCTAACCAACCGAACAATGTTCCGTATATGAACCATTCAAGTTGAACCATAATGTGTCCTTAATATTCTCACTTGGTCATCGGAAGTTACATAACACCTTGCGTTTAATCTGAATGAACCGGTGGTTGGATCCTGAATTTTGGTAAACTCTATCAGTTTATTTTTCATCATAAACTTAACTAATGCTGTTGCCATTTTTACTTTAATAGCATGTTTAAAATCATCATCAGTTAAAAATCTATCAACATCAACAAAGGTTATATCTAATGATGTGCCCACTAATTGACCACCAATAGGATAGTCTTTTGTATTGAATGTAAATTCTTCATCAGCCCAATTAAATTGTGCTGGATTATTTGCAATCATGTTTGCTATCGCCATTAGATGCTTTTGATTTGTTCCCATTCGGTGCTATCATTGATTACATCACGGCGCCACAATGTACCATCGTTGCATAATGCAGTCACAATAATTCTACCAGAATTTGTTGTTGCGGTAGCAATCTGTGTAATCTTGCGCTTTGGTCCAGATTCCTGTTTCAATTCAGTTTTTTCGTCAGCCATTATTTTCTTCCTTTAT